GAAAAGGCCGAAGCTGACTCGACCGTGATCACGTGGAAGCGTGACGCTGACGGCACGTGGGGTATCTCGAACCTTGGTGCCGACACCGTGTCGGCCTATACGGGCCTCAACGGGTTCGTGTCCGACGCCAACTCCACGTGGGCGACGGTGAACATCTCGGCGGACACGTCTTCGGCTAACGCCGCGATCCAGCGCATGGGCGGCCAGTCCATCAGCGTCTCCGTGTATCCGCAGATGATGTACGCCGACGGCGGCATCATGGCCTACGCGAACGGCGGCATGCTCGACCGGGCACGGCTCGGCATCCAGGCATTCGCCGACGGCGGCACGCCACACGCGACTCTGCCGACTGGGATCTACCCGGGCGGCCGGCCGATCCTCAAGTTTGCTGAACCTGAGACCGGCTGGGAAGCGTTCGTGTCCGGCAAGCGGGGCATGGAGCGGCGGAATCTTGGCATCCTCGCTGACGCGCAAGACCGGCTCCTCAAGCAGCTCGGGCTTGCGAATGTGCGGAAGTTTGCTGACGGCGGCACCGTCGCCAGCGACCCCGTGCAGCGCGCCACCGCCTCGGCACAGAACCACTTCCACGCCCCGCTTGTGCACATCGACCAGGCCGTCATGGACACTCCCGAGCGGGTGGACGAACTGGCGTCGAAGCTGTGGCGGCTGGCAGACCAGAACTCGCGGTCGCAGGGCCGCGTGAACCTCGGAGGGCCCACGACATGATCATCTATAAGAACGTGTCGACGGACTCTCTGCCGGGGGTGACCGCCAACCTCATCGAGTGGCGGTGACTCTCCGGCCTGGGTCTGGATACGGTGTCGTCGCCGGGTGTTGATGGGTGGATTGTGGCGGGTTCGTCGCAGTCGACCGCGACATTCAATGTGGCGGTGATTGTGAAGGGCTCGACCCCGCTCGAAGCGGTGGAGCGTGCGTCACGGTTCGCGGCGTTCGTTGACCCGAAGCGCGGCCCCGGCATCCTCAACCCGACAGGGCTTGATGGGGCTCCGGTGTACCGTGACGCGGTCTGTCAGGGGGAGCTTGAGTGGAAGCGTCTCACGTGGGATGACGGTAACGGTTATCAGATGTCGTGCAAGGTGACGTTCGAGTGTGACCCGCACGGTCGGCCGGCTGCTGATCCGTCGTTCTCTCGGTCGGGTGCTGGCGCTCTCGCGTTCACGGTCGAGGCGGGCGACACGGCGTGCTATCCGACCATCGAGTTGAAGGGCACGCTCTCGTCCACGCAGACGGTCACGCTGACGCTTGGTGGCTATTCGTGCACGATCACGGGCCCGCTCACGTCGGCTCAGACGATGCGGCTGGACTTCGAGTCGTTCGAGTTTGCCCGCTGGTCTGGCGCGTCGAAGGTCGCGTCGCTCGTCACGAAGATGAGCAGCCTCGACCGTCTCGAACTCTGGCCTGACACCGCGTATTCGCTCGTCGTCGCGACGACCGGCACGCTCTCGAACGTGACGGTGAAACCGAACTCTCGAACCTTGTAGGAGGCTCCTGTGTGGGATGACCGACTCTCCTGGTCTGGCGAGGTGCCGCTTGACCTGCCGGGGCTCAACCCGGTCGCTGCGCTCCGCTTCGATCAGGGCTATGAGGGTACGTGGCGTGATGCCGTGGACTCGACACATATCTGGTCGGTTCCCGGCTGGGGCCAGTCGCAGCATGGGGTGTCGGCGGGGCCGTGGGGCACACGGCTTGGCCTGAACCTCGTCAACCCCGCCACGGAGCAGGGCACGCTCTCGCTCCCGCATTTCGCGGGCCTGTGGCCGTCGGCGGGGAAGCTCCTCACGGGCATGTGGGTGTCGCAGTCGTACACGATGACGTTCAACCCGCTTATGTCGAGCCGTGGCGGCGAGGGCGCGCCGCTCGCGTACCTCTCGTCGCACACGAACGGTTCGCTCCGGCACCAGGTCTACAACGCGGCCGGTGGGCTGATTCTCGACCAGTACGAGACCCCGACGTGGGGCGAGGGCTACACCGGGTGGATGTGGGTCGGGCAGCTGGTCGATTTGGATGCGGGTACGTCGCAGCTCGCGGCGGTGCAGTGGTCGGGCCATGTCGCTTGGCTCTCCCCGGTGCGCTCCCTGTCGGGCACGCCGAACAAGGCCTGTACGGCTCCTATCGATATCGCGGGCCTGCCGTCGGTTGGCATGTGGTCGGGCGGTTATTTCGATGACCTGATCATCGCCCACCCCTCGGCGGGGTTCGATTTTGGTGCGTTCGTCGAGCGGCTCCGGCTGGGTACGTGGGCGACGGGCTCGAACGAGGCCGCCGCGGGCCGTCTCAGGGTGTCGGATGCAGCTGTTACGGCGGTCGCGTCGCACACCCTCTCGACGGGCGCGCAGCAAGTTAGCTACTCGGGAGGCCGTGAACCGTCTCGTGCAGCCACGGTGTACCGGTCGAGCAACAACGGCACGAGCTGGGTGGAGGGGCCTCTCCCGGCGAGCTTCACGGGCCTCGTGCGGTTCGATATCTCGCTGAACGCTGGTGACGCGTTCACGGGCGTCGAACTCCTCCCTCCCTCTCCGACGTTGGCGGTGATTCCGACTCAGACGGTGCCGCAGCGCGGCTCCGAGACGGTCGACCTGAACGCCACCTACACCGGCCCGGTGTCGTGGAATGTTGCCGTCGTTGGGCTGAATGCGGACGTGCAGGACGACACACTCACGCTCTCGGCAGAGTGGGCCGCGGGCGATATCCCTGTGACCGCTACGGTGCGTGACCAGTGGGGCCGCACCGCCTCCAGGACGTTTACGGCGCAGGTGGAGGCCCCGGATTGGGAGCCTCCGCAGCCGTCGCGCTATCCGCGGGTGCCGATCATCCTCGGCACTGGGAACGACCAGGTCGCGATCATCGACAGCCTGTCGGCGGTCGCGACGAGCGAGGTCAACGGGGAACAGTACTTCGAGTTCACTGTGCCGGTGAAGCACCGCCGCGCTGGCGTGCTCGCACCCGAGCTGCAAGTGTCGGTCGCGGGCGACCTCTACAAGGTGCGCCGCATCGAGACGGCCCGTGAATCGCGTGTGCCGGTCTATTCGGTGTACTGCGAAGCGCTGTTTTATGACCTGGCGTATGCGGGTCAGATCGACGGCCGTGAGTTCCTACAGACCACGGCCGGGGATGTGCTGGCGCTCGCCCTGGAGGGCACGGGCTGGACTATCGCCGCCGTGAACGTCACCACGCGCAGGACGTACACAGTGGAGGATTGTTCCCCGCTCGAACTGCTTCGTACGGTGCAGGCGCAGCATGGCGGCGACCTGCTGTTCGACAACGTCGGCAAGACTGTTTCGCTCGTCACGCGCTCCGGCCGTGACGTGGGCGTGGCGTTCTTCTATGGCCGCGGCCTCACCGAATCACAGCGGGTGGTAGATACGACAAGCCTGGTGACGCGCATTTATGCGCGGAACGAGGAGGGCGTGACCATCGCGTCGGTGAACTCGGGTGTGCCGTATGTGGAGGACTTCACGTGGACGAGCGAGGTGCGGGAAGCGACCTATGATTTCGCGTCCGGTACGTCGCCGTTCACGATGCTGTCGATGTCGCAAGCCACGCTCGCGAACCGCTGCAAACCCTCGTACAGCTACAAGTTCACAGTGGCCGACCTCTCCCACCAGTCCGGGCAGGAGATTGACCGGTTCGATGTGGGCGACACCGTCACCGTCGTTGACGACGAGCTCGGCATCCGTGAATCGCAACGCATTGTGTCGGTCGAGCACGACATTGTGCAGCCGTGGAAAACGAAGGTCACGCTCTCGGGCAAGCTCCGAGAGTTGGGCAAGGACTCGTCCGATCAGGCGGGCGCGCTCACGACCGGCGCGAACAACCGGGCGTTCGATCTTGTGCCGTTCAACCTCCTCAAAAACGGGCGGTTCGACAACGCGCTGGCGCACTGGGCTAGCTCTGGTGTCGAGATTGTCGACGGTGCAGGCACCGGCGATTACGCCGTCCGGTTCGAGGGTGAGGGCACGCGCTGGATTGAGCAGACCGTCAATCCTGACAACCGCAGTGAGTATGCGCTGTCGATGCACACCCGCACCACGGGTGGGGACGTGCCGCCGCTCAGAGCGCTCGTCACTGTCGAGTACGAGGACGGCACGACCGAAACCATTCCGGTCGAACTCACCTAGGGGGCGTCATGCAGGGCACGTTCCGCACAGGGTCTAAGCGCATCAAACGCATGGTGCTCCGGCTGGAAGGCAGCAACGTCACGGTGACGGACGTGATGCTCCAGCCGGGGCGCAACCCCTCCGGCTGGTTGCCGCACGTGACGGAGTTGCCGTGGATTGCGGGCGTCATTTCAGGAGGGTCGAACATGGATCAGGACGTGATCGAACGCTTCGAGCAGCTCGAGTCGCTCACACTCATGCAGGCCGCGCTGCTGCAATCCCTCGGGGTGAAGGTCGAAGACCTCGAACAAGGCGGCGGCGGGATCGATCAGCAGGCGATCTACGACGCTTATGTGGAGACGCGCAATGGCTGATTTGAGAGATCTTGCGATCCGTACCGCTGAGGACGTGAACGAGCATGCGGCGCTGATCGCGGGCAAAGCAGATATCTCGCATGTGCATACGGCGGAGGACATTACCGCGGGCACGCTCGCCGCCGCGCGCCTCCCCGCCGCCTCCACCAGCGCGCGGGGTGGCGTGCAGCTCGCGACGAACACGGAAGCGACGGCAGGCACCAACACGGTGAAGGCGGTCACCCCGGCCGGGTTGAAGGCGAAAGTTGACCCGCTCGAAGCTCGCGTCTCCACCGTCGAGGCCGGGCAGGGCGGTTCCTCGCTCACGAACGTCATGGTCACCAACGGTGTGCCGACTGGTTCCGCACCGGTCGGGTTTTGGGCCATCGACGCCACCACGGGCGACTACTACCAGATGGAGTAACCAATGGGCTGGCTACGAACCAGGCGGCAGACCACGGGCGTGCGTGACGTTACCTCGCTCTCGGAGTCACCGATCACGTGGGCGCGGCTACTGCGCTCGGTCGACAACATCGACCTGTATTTGCAGAACGTGGACGACACTCCCGCGAACCAGACGATCATGACGTTGCCGCCGGGGTTCCGGCCGGGATGGACGCGACGCCTCACCTCATCAGCGGCGACCGGGTACGGGTATGTAGACCAGTCGGGCCGGGTGCGGCACTCGACCGCGATCACGAGCCCGACCATCATCTACGGCCTGTTCACGACAGCGAATCCGTTCCCTGACACTGATCCGGGGGTGCCTGGCTAATGGTTGGCGTGACGTCACCTCGCTGATCACGCTCGACGTGACCTCGGGGCGGCTGCTCGTACGGCGGCGTCGTGATGACTTGACGCTGGTGCTGGATGACCTCGCGATCGCTAACCCGCCGTCGAACAACAACATGCCGTTGCCTCGGCTCCCTGTCGGTATGCGGCCGCTGTTTCGGCTGCGAGGTGACTGGTATCCATCGGTCGGGTATGCGGCGGGCGGTTCGCTCGGCGTGACGCCGGCCGGCTATGCAAATTTGTACTTCGCTTCGGCGGATGCGCCGATGTCGGCAACGATCCGGGCAGAGGTCTCGGGCGCGTTCCCTGCCGTGTTCCCTGGTGTAGAGGCGGTGCTGTAATGGCGTGGCTGTTGAGGCGATCCCGCTCGACGGGCTTGCACGACGTCACCGCGCTGATTGACGCGCCGGTGGCTGCGGGAACGCTCATGATCGAGCGGGTGGGCGATGTCACCTATCTCGAAGCGGACGGGCTCCGCTTGGGCGACGTGAGTGGCCGTATCGATCTGTTGCCGTCTGGGTCGCTCCCTGCAGGGATGCGGCCTCTCGGGCGGTCGCGTTGGCACAACATCCTCACGAGCGATGGCAGCCTGCGCCGCACGGCGTTCTCGCCTGCAGGCTGGGTGCCTATGTACTTCACTGCAGCGAACGATTTGCTGCACTTCACCGTGGGCACGCCGACTCCTGGCGAGTTCCCTTCGACAGCGCCGGGGGTGCTGCTCTAATGGCGTGGCTTCGACGCTTCGGCAGTTTCAACACCGGCTGGGTTGACGTGCCGATCGGCACGGGTGACGGCTGGTGGCTCGACGGTACCGGCACTGTGCAGGTCCGTCGCCGCGGCGGCTCCGATCCCGACCTCGACATGCTCGACATTCGGTTCACGAACGTCGGAGTACTCCCCGACGCGCCCGAGTTCGGTTATCTGACCCCGGCAGGGTTCCTCCCAGATGGGTTCCGCGTGTGGTCGCCCGAGCGTGCCGCGATCAACCTCGGCAACGTGAACGGTAACCGCGAGTACCGGATCCGCATCATGCAGAACTCGCGGCTCCTCTTGCAGCGCGGCGGCGATCAGCCGGGCACCGGCGTGCAGGCGATCCAGGGCACGCTCTCGCTGCTCGCGTACGCGGCACGACCAGGAGGCTACTAGTGGCTTGGCTGAAACGCACGCCGTCGTGGCGGCTCATTGACGAGCTGTTCCAGAACGTCGAGTCAGTGAACAGCATCCGCGTGCGCAGAACGAACAGCGGGCAGATCGACTACTCGTTCAACGGGCTGAAGCTCTCCGCAACGGGCGGCATCATCGTGGCCTGGGGCTCGCTGCCGGTCGGCTACCGACCGAACTTCGCGCAGTACGCGGGCCTGCAATCCACCACCGGCAAGCTGCTCGACCTCACGCTAAATGTGGGCGGCGGAATCGTGTTCTCGGGCGGCGTGATTGGCGAGACGTACCGCGGCAACTTCACGGTGTTCACGAACCAGGCGATGCCGACAACGCATCCCGGAATCGAGGTGACCTGATGGCTTGGATTCGTCGCCGCGTTCGGCGCACCGGCTGGCGCAACGTCTCAGACGAGCTAATCAACGGGTGGGCGGGGATGCTGTTCGTCGCGCGCGCCGATGACGCCGTGTTTTTTCGTGGGAAGCTCGACGGCACGACCGCTACCGCCGCCGCAGCATGGAATATCCCGCTCGGGTTCCGCTGCCCGCCAGTCACACACAACGGCAGTTACGACTACGGCGCTTCGCTCGCATGGACGGAGGACAACAACCCGTCGGTGCGTCGCCTCAACTACTACAACAACCGGCTTGCGGTCATCGGCTACCAGACGAGCGACCGCCTGTTGATCGCTGATTCGTTCCTGACCGTCAACGCTTGGCCGATCACATTCCCGGGAGTGGCGGCATGAGTTGGCTACGGCGACATGACACGGGCCTCCGTGACCTGACCGCGCTGATTGAAGCGCCGGTGACCTCGGGGCGGCTCCTCACCCGGCGACGCCAGGACAAGCTCATCGTCGTGCTCGATGAGTTGACGTTCACCGACCCGCCGTCGAACGTGACGATGCCGCGGCTCATCGCGGGCTGGCGGCCGGAATACCGCATCCGCGAACTCTGGTTCCCGTCCATCTCGACGCAGGGCGGCGGCTCCTATGGCATCTCGACGGCGGGCTATTTCAACCTGTACGGGGCGCAGGCTGGGCAGGCTATCTCGGCGCGTGCTGAGGTCGAAGCGCTCGGCGCGTTCCCGACGACGATGATGGGGGTCGCGGCATGAAGACGGATTGGCAGTCGATTCCGACCGCGGCGAGCGGACTGAAACCGCAGATGCCTGGTGAGCCGATCCAGTTTTTCCGGGTGAAGCGCGTCGGTGATCGCGCTCTGGTCGACCTCACCGGGCTTCGCCTCGATACCGAGAAACCCGGCCTGGCGAACCTCGGGCATCTCCCGGATTGGATGCGGCCGGAACTCCCGCACCAATACCACTGGGTGAACGATAGCCCTACGTCGCTGCATCCGTCGCTGTGCTCGGTGTACTACGGCCGCACGCTGTACTGGCACGAGACCCTGGCGAAGGGAATGCTCGTCGTTCAGCGACCGACGACGCTCCGCGGCGGGTTCGAGTACACCTGCACGGCACCTATCCCGCCAGATCTGATCATTGACTAGGGGGCGGCCATGCGTCTCGTCTCGCGTATCTCAGCCGGTAAGGGCCGCGTGGCGGCGGTCACGCTCCGCCTGATCTACGACGGTACCGAGACCTCTACGCCTATCGAGGTCACGGACCTACAGCTACAGCCGGGCGACCCGTCTGGTGTCGTACCGCACCCGCAGGACGTGAAGATCGAGACCGGCGGGCGGCAGTACCGCAACGGCGTGCTACCGCGCTCTGATGACACGGTGCTGGTGCTCGCGAACAACGACAGTGCAGCGCCGACGACCGTCACGGTGCGGCCGTCTGGCGTCGGCAACGTCAGGGTCGGTTCGTACCGGTTCGGCACGATCAACAAGACCGCGACCGTCGACGGTGGCAGCCACACCGCGACCCACGGGCACGGGCTCCCACCGATGCTCACGGAGCGCTCAGACGGGCACGTACCGGTCGATACGGAAGTGCCGGTGCATCTGACTATCGAGTGGCGCGAGCGCGCCTAGGAGGCCACGTGAGCGACCGTATTTGGTGTTGGACGGGGCATTTGTTCAATGACAGGACGCGCCTCGTGCTGGAGCATTACGGCGACCAAATCACCGACCTGAGCATCTTCGGGTGGCGCGTTGACGCGAACGGCAACCTGACCGAGACGTTCGACGCTGATTTGCTCGACCCGTACCGGGCGAAGTGGCCGCACATCAAGTTCTGGCTCGCGTTCCGCAACGACGGCGACGCGAGCATTTTCACGGCGCTCCGCAACAACGCTTCGGCCCGGGCGAACCTGATCGCTGGGCTCACGGCCGCGCTGGATGCTCGCCCGTGGCTCGGCGGAATCGATATCGACCTTGAGCAGGGCGGCGGCATCGCGAACGCACCCGCAGCAGAGGCGCTGTTTCAGCAGATTGCCGACCTCGCACGCTCGCGTGGCCTCGAATGCTCGGCGGCTCTGCCTCCGCTGACCATTGACGGCAGCGTGGGTGGGCAGGATTGGGCACGCTACGCGCAGCTGGGGCAGATTCTCGACCAGGTCGCGATCATGAGCTACGACTTCGCGTGGATGGGCAGCGCGCCTGGCCCGATCAGCCCTGGCTATTGGCTCCGGGACGTCTACGACTGGGCGGTCTCGCAGATCACGCCAAGCAAGATCCTCATGGGATTGCCGCTCTACGCCTATTTCTGGCGTATCGACACCTACCCTGCCGACCTCGGCTGGAACTTCCGCGGCGACAGTGGTACCTACTACGCCGCCTGGCAGCACTTCTCCGGGGTGCGTGCGCAGGACGGCTCCGACACGAACCCTGCAGGCTCCGGCAGTCATCACCGCATTGGTTGGCTCGCGTTCCGCGACGCCGACAGCAAGAGCGCGTGGGGCTTCACCGACGTGTATGACTGGCGCGACGCCTACTACTGGGACTCCGGCACGTCGCGGATAACTCGAGATTTCTTCGAGTCGAAGCCGTACATGGTGCGCTACGGGCTCCCGAGCGCGCTCGACCAGGGCGGTATGTGGCAAGTCACCGACAACTCCTCTGACACGGAGGGCGGCACCTACCGCATGAACGCGCGCTCCGTGCGCGACGTCAACGGCCGCTATGTGTCTCCGAAGAGCGGGTACACGGTCACGATGGAGCTCCTGAAGCGGTATCCGGTGGCGGCGACGATCATGGACGACAACGCGGGGAACGCG